CAATTTAAAGGTAAAGTAGCTACACCAACAAGTACAGATTTAAATAGATCGCCTAGACAAGTAAGTATTAATGAACCCAGAACTACTACAATGTCGGATGCTTCTGCAAAAGGAGAATCTTCACCAATATTTTTTGCTTTGCAAAAAGGTGGATCTGTGGTAGCTAGAGGTAATAAGTTAGCAAAAAGTAAGCCAACTAAATTATTTTAAAATATGGCAATAGAAGATAACAATCCAATAGGAGAAATAGATCCTTCCGTTGTGCAAACAGATATGTCTGTTCCAGCAGAACCAGTAGATATTCAAGTTGAAGGACAAGAGATCCCAGTTGAAGAAGATCCTAAAGAAGATTTCTATCGTAACCTTGCAGAAGACATGGATGATAGAATGTTGGGTAAGATTGCCTATACATTAATAAGCGATTACAAAAGAGATAAAGAATCTAGACAAGATTGGGAACAAGGTTATGTTAGTGGTTTAGATCTACTAGGATTTAGATACAGAGATCAAACAAGACCTTTTCAAGGAGCATCAGGAGTAACACATCCATTACTTGCAGAAGCAGTTACACAATTTCAAGCACAAGCTTATAAAGAATTATTACCATCAGCAGGACCCGTGCGAACACAAGTTATTGGAGAAGATACACAAGAAGTGGAGAACCAAGCACAACGTGTAGAAGACTTTATGAACTACATGTTAATGGAGAAGATGGAAGAATATACTCCAGAGTTTGATCAGTTATTATTTTATTTACCACTTGCAGGATCTGCATTTAAAAAAATTTATTATGATGAACTTATGGGCCGTGCGGTATCTAAGTTTATACCAGCGGAAGATTTAATAGTTCCTTACTATGCAACTGATTTAAAAGAGTGCGAAAGAATTACACATATAGTTAAGATGTCTGAGAACGATATTCTTAAAAAACAAGAGTCTGGTTTTTATAGAGATATAGAATTACAAGAAACAAATCCTAATGAAAGCGATATTCAAAAGAAGTACAATGAATTAGAAGGAACTAGTTCTCCAGGTAACAATATAGATTTCCAATTTAATATTTTAGAAATGCATGTTGATTTAGATTTAGATGAATTTGAAAAAACATCTAATAATAAAGATAAGAATGTTAAGATTCCATACATTGTAACTATTGATGAAGGTTCACAAAAGGTTTTATCTATCTATAGAAACTGGGATGAAAAAGATGAATTAAAAATTAGAAAAGATTACTTTGTACACTTTAAGTTTTTACCAGGTTTAGGATTCTATGGTTTTGGTTTAATACATATGATTGGTGGATTATCTAGATCTGCTACTCAATCATTAAGACAATTATTAGATGCAGGTACGTTAGCTAATTTACCAGCTGGATTCAAAGCAAGAGGTTTAAGAATTAGAGATGATGATCAACCATTCCAACCAGGTGAGTTTAGAGATGTAGATGCACCAGGAGGAAACATTAAAGATCAATTCCAATTACTTCCATTCAAAGAACCAAGCACAGTTCTTTATCAATTAATGGGTTATTGTGTTGAAGCTGGACAAAGATTTGCAGCTATAGCAGATTTACAAGTTGGTGATGGTAATCAACAAGCTGCTGTTGGAACTACTATTGCATTATTAGAAAGAGGCTCAAGAGTAATGTCGGCTATTCATAAGCGATGTTATTATTCTATGAGAACAGAGTTTAGATTATTAAGTAAAATATTTGCAACGTACTTACCACCTGTATATCCATATGCAGTATATGGTGGAGATCGTTTTGTAAAACTTACAGACTTTGATGATAGAGTAGATGTTATACCAGTTGCAGATCCAAACATATCTTCATTAGCACAAAGAGTAACTCTTGCTAATGAGACATTAAAGATTGCAATGTCAGCACCAGAGATACATGATATTAGAGAAGCTTACAGAAGAGTTTATGCTGCATTAGGAACTCAGAAGATAGAAGAATTATTAAAACCAGAAGAAGAAAAATTTCCAAAAGACCCAGCTATAGAAAACATGGAAGCATTACAAATGAAAATGCCCAAAGCATTTCCAACACAAGATCATGATGCACATATAGAAGCACACTCATTGTTTATTAAAACAAGAATGGTACAAATTAATCCTACAGTATACGCATTACTACAAGGACATATATCAGAACACATTTCACAAAAAGCTTCTCAAGAAGTTGTAGAAGCATTAGCAGCAAGTCCAGCAGAAAAAATGTTAGCAAAAACAAATCCAGAAATGTTTACAGTTAAGATGAATGGATTGATTGCACAAAGAACTGTTGAACTTACTTCACAATTACAACAAGCAGAAGCTGCAGGTGAACAACAAGTAGATCCATTAGTTGCTCTTAAACAAAGAGAACTAGATCTTAGAGCTATGGACTTACAAATTAAACAAACTAATATTTCTACAGACAATGCTTTAAATGCTTCTCAATTTAAAGTTGATACTTTAATGAAGCAACAGGAACTTGAAATCAAAGATAAGCAATCTTATGATAGATTAAATATTGCTAAAGAAAAAATTCAATTAGCTAGAGAAAAACAAAACAAACAATGATTAAAAAAGAAAAAGAACCAGTACTTGGTAAAAGATTTGGGCCACCTCCTTTAAGAGGACCTATGCCTCAAATTCCACCAGTAGATAAAAACTTAAAAAAGTTATAATATGTTACAAATGTTAGGAGCGGTTGCACCATTAGCTAAAATCTTATTTAGTACAATTGAAAAATCTGTACCTGATAAAGATTTACAAGAAAAATTAAAAGCACAATTGCAAACACAATTGATGCAATCTCATACACAAGAACTAACAGCAGCAGCAAAAATTATTGAAGCAGAAGCTAAAGCTGGTTGGTTTGCATCTAGTTGGAGACCATTACTTATGTACGTATTAATATTTATATTAGTATGGAACTATGTATTAGGACCAGTAATTTTATTTTTCTTTAAAGCTTCTATAACTATAACTCTTCCAGGAGATGTTTGGACATTATTACAAATAGGTCTCGGAGGGTATGTGGTAGGTAGAAGTGCGGAATCCGTTGCTAGAACAATGGTAAACAAACCACAACCTAAAGAACAAGAAAATGGGTGATATAGCTTTAAGAGGACAAGGTAAAGCTATGTTAGCGTCGGGCGGTATGACTCCAGCTTGGCAACGCAAAGAAGGTAAATCAGAATCAGGCGGATTAAATAAAAAAGGAATAGCATCTTATAGAAGAGCTAATCCAGGTTCTAAACTATCCATGGCAGTTACTACTAAGCCTTCTAAATTAAAACCAGGATCAAAATCAGCAAATAGAAGAAAGTCTTTTTGTGCAAGAATGTCTGGTATGAAAAAAAGATTAACGTCAGCCAAAACAGCAAAAGACCCTAATTCAAGGATTAATAAGTCTCTTAGGAAATGGAATTGTTAATAATTAACAATGAAGTACCTACTCATTTTGTTATTGCTTTCTTCGTGCAATAATGTAAATACTCCCTATATAGATAATATAACATTATTAAAAATAGAGAAAAAATTCTAATATGATAGATAGATTAAAAGATCTAATAGTTAAAAACTTTTCTAATAAAAATATAGAAAATAAAAACAATATATTAATGAAGAGTAGAAAAGAAGTTGAGATCAATGGTAATGGAACTTCTGGCTATACTATTAAAGAAGGTTCCCATAAAGGAACTGTTCTAGGACATATTAAAAGAGAAAAAAAAATAATCGAATAATGAACTTTAAAGATAAAGGTCCAAACGATTTAGATAATGTTATTTTTAAATTGCAAAAACAAATTAAACAATTAAAAAAGAAATTAAAAAAATGATATTTAACTTAATAAAAAAATTCTCATCTTGGTTAGACTATTGGATCTGGAGACAAGAATTAAAAAGAAAAATTAAAAGAAATAAGAATGGCTAAAACAATTTTAGTCACAGGTGCTGCAGGATTCTTAGGCTCCCATATTTGTAAAGAACTTCTAAATAGAAAATACGAAGTCATCGGTGTAGATAATTTATTAGGAGGAGATAAAGATAATATTCCTTTCTTAAATAATTTTTATAAATTAGATTGTGCAGATTTTAAATCAATGCTTAAAATTACAAAAGGCATTGATGTATTATTTCATTGTGCAGCAACAGCTCACGAAGGGCTATCTGTATTTTCACCTTATACAATTACACAAAATAATATTATGGCAACGGTAGGTGTTGCAACAGCCGCTATTCAAAACGGTGTTAAAAGAATTATCTATTGTTCTTCAATGGCAAGATACGGAGATCAACAAAGCCCCTTCACAGAAGACATGCCAACTAAACCAGTTGATCCTTATGGTATATCCAAAGTTGCTGGAGAAGAAATATTAAAGACGTTGTGCAAAGTACATGGCGTAGAATTAGTAATAGCTGTTCCTCATAACATTATTGGACCTAATCAAAAGTATGATGATCCATTTAGAAATGCTGTATCTATTTTTATTAATAGAATGCTACAGGGAAAACCACCAATTATTTATGGAGATGGTATGCAGACTAGATGCTTCTCCTACGTAGATGATTGTTTAAGTTCATTATTAAAAATGGTCGAAGACCCGTGTGTCGTGGGCCAAGTAATTAACATCGGGCCTGATGAAGAGTTCGTAACTATCAAAGAGGTCGCTGAGACGTGTGCCAACCTTACTGGTTTCAACGGAGCATTTGAATATGTTCCAGATAGACCACAGGAAGTTAAGCATGCAACTTGCTCATCTGATAAAGCAAGAAAGCTTCTAGGTTATAAGACAATGACTAATACGAAAGAAGGAATCAAGAAGACCTATGAGTATATCAAGCACCACGGACCACGGGCCTTTCAGTACCATATAGATATAGAAATTGTAAATGATAAAACTCCAAAGACTTGGACTAAGCAATTAATATGAACCATGTATTTTGTTTTGTTAGTTCTAAAATAACAGAACAGTATTCTAAACTAGCATTAGACAGTTTCTTTAAACACACTAAATTAGAACCTGGTGATATATTTGTATTTGTTAACAATGATGGAACAAATGCATTTAGAAAAGACTATCCAATAGATATTTATGTTAATAATAAAACACCAAAGGCTTGGGCAACAAACTTTAATAAAGGTTTAAGAGTAGCTAAGAAATTTAAAAAACATTTTGTAGTTATAACTAATGACGTTATATTTACTAAAGGTTGGTTAGAAGCATTAAAACAAACAGATGATATGATTTTAATACCAGTTTGTAATGTTAACTTTATGTATAA